CTGTATACGGTCCCGGTGCTCAGCTTTGGCAGCTTCGTCCATATTAGTCTGCTCCTGCTGTTCACGCAGCAGAAGAATTTCTTCCACAAGGTCGTCATACCTAAGACAAAAACCTCCCAATCACTGTATGATGATCGAGAGGTTTTCCTTTTGGAAAATACATATCTATTTACATTTCAATACTGATCGTCACGCCCGATTTGAAGCGGAATTCCAAGTAGTCATCGTAGACGGTTACTTTTTCCAGCAGCTTCTTCACCAGAGATTCATCAAACTCCATGATCTCACTCGGCTGAGACTGTATGAATTTCTGAAGCTCCTTTATGCGCTTCGTGTGTTCCTTCTGCGTGGCGTCGTCCATACCTTTCTGCTCCTGCAGCTCACGCAGGCGCAGGATTTCCTCGGTGATGTCATCGTAGTTCTCCCGGCGCTCAGTCCGGTTGATCAGCTCCCGCTGCAGTTCAGCCATTTTTGCTGAGAGGGCTTCCGCCGACATGGGATTAGCCGAATTGATCGCAGCTTCAAGGTTCTCCCGGAGCCTGTTCAGGTAGGTGTCGCTGTCGCAGACCATCTCGTTGAGTGCTTCAAGAAATGCCGCCTTTAAGGTTTCCTCGCTGACGGTTCTGGCACGGCACTTGTCCTTCTCCTTCAATCGTGTGACGCAGCGCCAGACGACCGACTTCTTGCCACGGTTGTTCCAGTGTATTCTGCGGAACTGCTCTCCGCAGCCAGCGCAGAAGATTATCTGCGAAAATGCGTGGTTGGCGCTATAGCCCTTCTTTCCGCCGAACGGGAGTTGCGTTCTCGCTCGTCGTGCCATTTCCTCCTGCACCATCAGGAATGTCTCTTTCGATATAATAGCTTCGTGGTCGTCCTCGACATAGTATTGCGGCACGATGCCGGAGTTCTTTACCCGCTTTTTGCTGAGGCAGTCCACGGTGTAGGTCTTTTGCAGGAGCGCATCACCCATGTACTTCTCATTTCCGAGAATCAGGCGTATGCTGTTATCATGCCATTTTGTGCTACCGCGAGCATTCGGAATGCCATCACGCTGCAGTCCCTGAGCGATCTTTTTGCAGCTTGCGCCCTCAAGATACTCCCGGAAGATACGCTTGACGATTTCCGCCTGTTCCGGATTGATGATCAGGTGTCCTTCATCGTCCTTGTCGTAGCCGAGAAAGCGGCGGGCATTGACCATCACTTTCCCCTGCTGGAAGCGGTACTGCACACCGATCTTGACGTTCTGGCTGAGTGATTCCGATTCCTGCTGTGCCAACGATGCCATAATGGTAAGGAGGACTTCTCCCTTCGAGTCCATCGTGTTTATGGACTCCTTCTCGAAGAATACCGGAATGTTCATCTCCTTGAGCATCCGGATATAGTTCAGGCAGTCAACGGTATTTCGGGCAAATCGGCTGATCGACTTTGTGAAGATCATGTCGATCAAGCCCTTCTTGCAGTCCTCAATCATAGCGTTGAACTGCTCTCTGCCTTTGGTCGATGTCGCGCTGATACCGTCATCGGCATACACCTTAACAAGCTCCCATTCAGGATTCTTATTGATAAATTCAGTGTAGTGCTCGATCTGTGTTTCGTAGCTGGTAGCCTGTTCCTCGTTGTCGGTGGAGACACGGCAATAGGCTGCAACACGCAGCTTCTTGACTTCCTGCTTCGCCGCATTATTGCCCTTCTGCGGTTTGGCAGGTATTTTTATAACATTCATTTCCTCACCCCGATCAAACTGTAGATGTATTCGGCTTGCTTTATCGGATCGTCAAAATGCATCTCCGGCTCTGAAATCTCAAACTCCGTATAGACCGGCGGCAGTTGCAGACGCTTCTTGCCGCCGTGCTTTTCTGACCTGCGTATCAGTTCAGCGTTCGCTCTCGCAAAGGTCTGGCGGCTGACAATCGCAGGATAGAAGTCATCACCGACATAGCAGAAGTTACTGATGATGCGCTTCACCATGCTGTGAACCATCGGTCTGCCTGCATTGGTTGCTGCATCCCGCAGGCTCATGCCGGAAAGATACCCGTTGAAGATGTTTATAACAACTGCGGCTTCCTGCTCGTCAACGATCACTTTGCCGTCCACTATCTTGTACCCGTACATACTTCCTCCTTTAACGTCAGCCCGCATCTCAGCCGGAAACCGATGCAGGTTCTTGTATACACAATGATGCTGTCAACATATTCGGTGAACAGTTCGTCGCTGAACTCTGTGAGCATTTCAGCCGATTCTGCAAAGCGCAGGAGCTTTTTCGTTTCCTTGATATCGCCGTTCTCCCCGGCTCTGTCAATGCATTTCATTTTAGTGCGGATTTCCTCGCTCTCCATTTCAACACGCCTCAGCTCCTGATTGTACATCGCCGCATCAAGGAAGCCCTTGACACGCAACTTCCGCAGATCGTTCTTGCGGTCGCTGTTGCGCTGCAATTCATTTTTCAGATCCAGTATCCCTTGCAGGCTCTCGTCCGTATCGGCAAGGCGGAGCGCATCGTAATAAGGAGCGAGAACCTGCTTGCAGCCGAAGATCAGCTTGTTCATCATCGTCACGAAGGCTGCCTTTATCGCTTCATCCTTGATAAACATCATGGAACAGGAGTCTTTATTATAAAGATGTGTTGAGCAAGCCCATGCGATACCACCACTCTGCGTCTGTCGCTTGAACTTACCGCCGCACTCTCCGCAGATGATGATACCGGAAAAAGGATACTTGTTATGGTACTTTCCCATATCCTTTACGATGCCGTGTTCATCAATGTGTTTCTGTATCATGACCTGCACACGGTCAAAAACCTCTTTGCTGATAATCGCTTCATGGTGGTCTTCCGCAATAAAGCTGTCAACCTCACCATGATTGTTATGACGCCGGAAGTTGCTGTCGGTATAGGTTTTCTGAAAAGCAGCAGCGCCGTAGTATTTCTCGTTCACAAGAATACCCTTGACCGTTGAGCCTGACCATTTGCCGCCCTTGCGGGTTGGAACATTCCGTCTGTCGAGCAGCTGAGCGATCTTGTATGTCCCCATACCATTCAGCGCCAGATCAAAAATCAGCCTGACGATCTCGCTCTCGACCGGATCAATGACCATGTTTCCAGCTGCGTCCTTTGTGTAGCCGTATGGAAGGTAGCCGAAAACAAAGGTACCTTCTTCCATTCGCTTTTTCACCGTCCATTTCACGTTCTTGGAAATGGACTCGGATTCGCTCTGTGCCATGCTGCTGAGAACAGACAGAATCAGCTCACTTTCCATGCTGCCGGTGTCAATGTTCTCCTTCTCGAAGTAGATCGGGATATTATAGGAAAGCAGTTCACGCACCAGCGACAGGCAGTCGGATGTGTTACGGGAAAAGCGGCTGATGGATTTTGTCAGCACATAATCGACGCTCCCGGTGCGGCAGGCGTATAACATCGCCTGCAAGCCTTCACGGGCATCCGCCTTTGTGCCGCTGATGCCGAAATCATAGAACACACCAGCGCATTCCCAGTCATCGTGCATCCTGATCCACGACTCGTAATGCTCACGCTGCGCTTCCAGACTTTCCTTCTGGTCTTCATTCTCGGTACTGACTCGGCAGTAGGCAGCCACCCGGAGCTTTTTCACCACAACAGGCTGTGCTTCAATTTTCTTGATTTTCAATGGTTGTCCCTCCTTTGTCAGTATACAATATTAACTCTGAACCGATGATTTATCAAGCGTTTTCGGTAATAAGTCCGCGTATAGCGGAGAGAAAGATTTGCGGTTTAATTCCGATAATTTGTCATACTCGACAACTGTAATCATACCGCTGGCGTAGAGCAATTCTGTGATTGCCTGTGCCTTGTGATAGTTGATCTCATCAATGATTTTCTGCTGTTCCATATCGCACCTCCTATTGATAGCCGGAAAAGTCAACCCTTTCATATACCACTACAGAATCGAGGTGCGTTTGGACGAAAAAAATACGCCCGCCGGAAAAAATATCCCGACGGGCGCTGATGTTATGCCTTATTCAGTTTTCCGCTGTACTTCTGACCATCCACAGTGACCTCGACCGAGATACCGTCATCCGTAGCAGGCGCAGGCGGATTCGGCAGGACTTCATCCTTGCCCCAGCCGTTCAGCCCCTTTGCCTTGATGATGGTCGGGAAATCCTTATAGCCGAAGTCCAGATCGACATTGCCGCTGATACCGTCCACGCTGCCTTTCTCAGAATGCTGCCAGATGCCGTATGCTCCGGTGTAATTGGTCATATCCACCCAGTGAGCCAGCCAGATCGTGTAGCGGGACTTGATGTCATCAGCGGTATGTGTCGTCAGCGAGGATGCCGAGCCGTACAGACCGACAAAATAACCTGCCGCTTCGACTCTTTCAAGAAACGCCCGCATAATCGCAGACACCTTCTCCTTGCCGAGGTCAAACTGCTTTTTCTCCTCCAGATCGAAATAGACCGGGAACTCGAACTGCTTTCCCTTGATGACAGACAGGAACACATCCGCTTCCTGACGAGCCTCGTCCTCGTCCATTGCGTAGGAATACCAGTACGCACCGACCGGAATGCCAGCAGCCTTAGCGCCTGCATAGTTCTCTTCAAACCGGTCATCCTTCTGCTTTGCCAGCTTGCCGTAGCCTGCGCGGAGAACGGCGAAATCAATGCCTGCTGCTCTGACCTTTGTCCAGTCGATCTTGCCGTTATGGACGCTGACGTCAATACCCTTCATATCCTCGCCTCCGAAGTATTTATAGAAATCATCCGTGACGGAGCTGTTACCGTGAACCTCATCACCGTACCACTTGCCACCGGAGCGCACATCAACGTGCGTATAGATGTAGGCGGCAGTGATATTGGCAATGCCGGTAAAGCCGGTATCCTGTGCCTTGCAGCAGACGGTCTTGCTGCTGATCGGCTGCCCGTCCTGTCCGTAGCAGCAGATGTCCGCAGCTTTGCCGAGTGTATGCTGTCCCGTACCGCTACCCTTGACTGCCTTATCATGAGCAGCACAACGGAAGCCGCTGGTGATGATGATTTTGGAGCAGTTCAGCGTAGAATACAGTGTTTCCAGTTTGGTGATGAGATCATCGTCAATCTGGAAATCATGCTCCTTGCCGCATTTGCAGCGGAACTCCTGTGCATTGAAATGCGGGGAAAGCTGCGTGTTATCAGTATAGCCGTAGGTCTTAATCATCCTTATCATCCTCGTATAATAGATTTTAGGGTGGTTTCAAGAGTACCCCAATGAACCTCTGCCACGCTCAGTTGAGAAGGGCAGCAGTGAAATCGGAATGAGCGTAGCGAATGGAGATTTCACTGCTGC